CTTACTTTTAAGATGCGTGAGTCTGAGCGACGTGAACAGGCTGCATTAGAACTTGCTAGGAGTTTTAAGGCGCAGGTTGATATGGCGCAGCAGCGTGCCCAAGTTCTTGACACAAGCCTTGCAAATGAGTATAATAGTAGGATTACTACGCAAGAGCATATGGTCAATGACAAACTTAGACGTGCTATAGATCGTGGCGATATTGATGAGCAGATTTTAGCGCAGCGGGCTATGGCTGAACTTGCTGTTGAAAAAGATAAAATTCGCACAGCAACACGTATGCGTGAAACAGAACAAAGCACTGTTCCGCAGCCTACGTATCAAGAACCACCTGCAAAAGCACGTCCTGACCCGAAAGCTGAAAATTGGGCAGAACGTAATTCGTGGTTTGGTGCTGATGAGCCAATGACGTTAACAGCGTTTAGTCATCATAAAGCACTTGTTGAAAAAGAAGGTTTCGACCCTACAGGCGATGATTATTATGAAGAATTAGATAAGCGAATGAAACGCGATTTTCCTCATAAGTTTCAAGGCAGGAACCCTCAGCAAACTGTTGCTTCTCCCCGTGGTAGTGTCCGTAGTGAAAACTCTAAAACGATTAAATTGACTCCTAGTCAGGTGGCTATTGCCAAACGTCTGGGAATCAGTATACAAGAGTACGCACGGCACGTTAAAATTCTTGGTGGTCAAAATGGTTGATAAAACCCCGCGTTCTTCAGAATCTCGTGCTGCCGCTTCCCGTGTGCAAACATGGAAGCCTCCATCCTCTTTGGATGCTCCTCCCGCTCCGGAGGGTTATGTACACCGTTGGCTTCGGATAGAAGCTGGGGGGCTCGATGATCGGAAAAATCTTTCCGCACGCCTACGCGAGGGTTTCGAACTTGTTCGCGCCGAGGAATACCCTGACTTTGAATCTCCAACCGTGCAAGACGGCAAGCATGCCGGAGTTATCGGTGTAGGGGGTTTAGTTCTTGCTCGTATTCCACAAGATCTGGTGAATCAGCGTAACGCTTATTACCGACAGCAGACAAACGATCAAATTGCCGCTGTTGACAATGATTTGTTGCGCGAACAACACCCTTCAATGCCGATCATCAAACCTGAACGGCAATCTCGAGTCACCTTCGGCGGCAATCGTGCAGCCGAATAATCAAAGGATCTAAGCAATGGCAAATTTTGATGCCGCATTCGGGCTTCGCCCGTATCGTATGCTTGGAAGCGGTGCAAATACCAACGGTGATGTTGTATTTAACATCCAGACGGCGGCAACTGCTGGAACGTCCTCGGTAATTTTTCAGGGTAGTCCTGTAATTCCATTGGCGAACGGTCTGATTGACCTTCCTGCTTCTGCTGCGGGTGGTACTGTACCTCTTCTCGGTGCTTTTCTTGGCTGTAACTATATCGACCTGACGGGTAAGCCTAAATGGGCTCCATCTTGGCCGGGAACAGCAGCCGTTTTCGCTAACTCACTAGCGACTGCGACTATCTCTGCTCATCCTGATCAAACATTCTTGATCAACTGCGATGCAGCAGCAGCAGACTCTCTTGTCCATGCAAACGCAAACTTTGCGACTGCAATCACGGGTAATGCTACTTCTGGCTTGTCAGCAGGTGAGTTGGCAGTTTCAACGGCAACAACTACCAATACCCTTAACCTGCGCATCCTAGGCTTTGAAGATACTCCTTCAAACTCTGATGCTGCGTCGGCTGGGCGTTTGGCGGTTGTGTTGCTTAACAATCACTTCTACCGTTACAATGCCAATGGCACTGGCGCGGGTATTTAAGGAGTAATGAACCATGGCTATTACTCGTTCACAACTCCTGAAGGAACTGGAGCCGGGACTTAACGCCCTGTTTGGCTTGGAGTATGATCGTTATGACAATGAGCATACTGAAATCTTCGACACGGAAAATTCAGACCGTGCCTTCGAAGAAGAAGTCATGCTTTCTGGTTTCGGTCAGGCTCCTGTAAAGGGCGAAGGCGCAGCGGTCGTATACGATACGGCTGGCGAGGCTTTCACTGCTCGTTACACACACGAAACCGTCGCACTCGCATTTGCTATCACGGAAGAAGCTGTAGAAGATAACCTCTACGATAAGCTGAGCTCCCGTTATACTCGTGCGCTTGCTCGTAGCATGTCCAACACCAAACAGGTTAAGGCTGCTTCTGTACTCAACAACGCATTTTCTTCGTCCTATAAGGGCGGCGATGGTGTTTCGTTGATTAACAGTGCGCATCCTACCACTGGTGGTGGCAACTTCTCGAACACGCTCGCTACTCAGGCAGATCTTAACGAAACTTCTCTCGAACAGGCTCTGATTGACATTGCAGCGTTTATTGATGAGCGTGGTTTGAAGACTGCCCTTCGTGGCATGAAACTGATCATTCCATCGGCGCTTCAGTTTACGGCAGAGCGTGTCTTGAAGTCGGAACAGCGTGTTGGTACTGCTGATAATGACATCAACGCGATTAAAACTGGTGGTTATATGCCACAGGGCTTCTGTGTTAACCACTTTATCACAGATCCTGATGCGTTTTACATCAAGACTGACGCACCAAACGGCCTGAAGCACTTTGTGCGTAGCCCGATCAAGACTGCCATGGAAGGCGATTTTGAAACAGGCAACGTACGCTATAAGGCTCGTGAGCGTTATTCGTTCGGTTGGTCTGACCCCCGTTCGATCTACGGTTCGCAGGGCGCGTAAGGGTTTTGTAAAAACCTAATAGAAAGAGGTGGCCTTGCGCCGCCTCTTTTTTTATGTAATAAATGGTTATCCCTGACTGCCACTGTGGCAGACAACCCAACGACAGGAGATCCTCATGGGTACGACGACATTTTCGGGTCCAGTACGCGCTGGCACCATCAAATCCACCACGGGTACGACACTTGGCACAGACATTAATAACGTCGGCGAAGTTGTTCTTTCTCAGCACGAAACAATCACTCAGATCACCAATGGCGGGTCTGCGGGCGTTTATACCACATCCATTGTGCTCCCAGCGAACAGCACAATCACAAGCATTCAACTCTATGTAACTGCTATTTGGAGCGGTGCAGCTACCACTCTTGGTATTGGCACAACGGCCTCGGCAACAGCACTCACGGCGGCTGCGGCAGTTGCGGGCGGTACGCTTGGCATTATTGCTGCCACGGCGGGCGCAGATGCAACTCGAATTGGTAACTGGATTACTGTTGGGACGACTGATGTAAAGATCATGGTTACATCAACAAACACCGGCACAGGTACTGGCTATCTGGTAGTGAACTACATTCAGCAGGGTACTTACGTTCCCTAATGTGATTTAGGGGGTGTCAATATCTGGCACCCCTTCCACTTATTTGAAGGATAGATCACATGGCTGATGCAGTAACTTCACAGATAATTTTTGATGGCACAAGAACAGCCGTCATGAAATTTACCAACATTTCCGATGGAACAGGTGAAACTGGTGTGCTCAAGGTAGATGTGTCTGCTTTGACTAGTTTTCAAGGGCAAACTTGCACCGGAGTCAACATTGTTAACCTCGACGCCATAACAGTTGGCATGGGTGTTGACCTCCTTTGGGATGCGTCAACGGACGTTATTTGTTACACTGTTGGTGCGGACCAATTCGTTTCGTTTGATTTTAACAGGTTTGGTGGTCTGTCAAATAACGCTGGTGCGGGAAAAACAGGCGACCTTCTTTTTACTACGGTAGGTGCCTCCTCCGGCGACAGATATACGATTGTTCTTGAAATGGTAAAGAACTTCTGATGGCAAAGGGCATGGGAATCAAGACATCTGTTAAGTCTGGCAACTTTCGCCCGACAAAGCAGGGTGCTGGCATGACAGAAAAGGGCGTTAAAGCCTTTCGTCGTTCTAATCCTGGCTCAAAGTTGAGTACTGCCGTTACCGAAGATAACCCTACTGGGAAACGCGCTAAACGCCGTAAGTCTTACTGTGCAAGGTCAGCGGGACAAGCGAAGATGTTCCCGGAAGCTGCAAAAGATCCAAACAGCCGCCTTCGTCAGGCCCGCAAAAGATGGAAATGCTGACATGATGGTTGGTTTGGATTTTGTTTGGAATATACTTTTAACGATAATCCTCATACCCACGGCGTGGGTGTTAGTGTATCTTAACGGCAGGGTTAACGAATTGTTCCGCCATACTTCAAATACGAGGGAAGACATAGCCCGAAACTATGTTACCCGAGTAGATCTTCATAACGATCTAGACCAACTCATCAAAAGATTTGATCGGATTGAAGAAAAAATAGATCGTTTAGTTGAAAACAGATAGGAGACTACCATGCGTATGACCAATCCAAATATGCCTCGTCAGCCAGTTGTTAAAGACCCTCGTCCACGGGGGATGGGCATGCCTACACCAAAGCCGAAACCAAAGATGAGCATGGCTACCAAGATGCGTGATGGTGGCATGGCTATGGAAAAAGGATATGCCAAGGGCGGTATGCCAATGGTCATGAAAGACGGTAAAAAGGTTCCTTCTTTTGCCGCTGACGGCAAGGGTAAGATGGCGATGGGTGGCATGGCTACCAAGAACAAAGATGCAGCCATGAAGCATGGGGGCATGGCTCACGGCACAAAGGCTAAAAAGGGCCGTGGTCTAGCTGTTATGATTGCTATTGGTAAGCCAAAGGGCCGTGGTAAGTGATATGAAAAAGCCAATTTGGGATAAGACGCGACCAAAGTCTTTGGGCAAGCCAAAGAAAATGTCTCCTTCAAAGAAGGCCTCGGCTAAGGCTTCTGCAAAAAAGGCGGGTCGTCCTTATCCCAATTTGATTGACAACATGAAAGCTGCGAGGACAAAATGAAGTCTCAGAAAAAGATAAGCAAAGTAATGCGCGAGTTCAAGGCTGGGACTTTGAATACGGGTAGCAAGAAGGGTCCGATAGTTAAAAACCCCAAACAGGCCATAGCTATCGCTCTTTCACAGGCAGGTAAGTCAAAGCCGCGTAGATATGCTGATGGTGGTGAAGTCGCTGCGCCCCCTATTGGCACGGCAGATTTATCTGGTAGGGCTTCGCAGCAAACAGCGGGTAATGTCGCGGCGGCACAACCACAGCAGGAAACATCGTCACCGTATTATTCGCCCAATGAGTATGGTAAGTCTGCTACGGGGGCTAACCCTGCTATGGGTGGTCTTAACGTACAAGACCGTATGACAGGTGGTAATGCTATGTCACAGGGGTATGCTAAGGGTGGCATGGTTAAGAAAAAACCTATGGCGATGAAAAAAGGTGGTAGTGTCCTTTGTCGTGGTGGTGGTATGGTATTACGCGCACGTCCTACCAAGGTGTATTAAGATGGCAGTAAGTGGCACCAAAACGTTTGAGTTAGACGTTGCAGAATACATCGAAGAGGCGTTTGAACGGTGCGGTATAGAAATCCGCACTGGATACGATCAACGAACTGCACGTCGTAGCTTAAACTTGCTGCTTGCTGAATGGGCGAACCGTGGGCTAAATCAGTGGACTATCGAAACTGTAAGTATCACGTTGAGTGCGGGGGTAGACTCGTATACACTTAATGCGTACGATATTGACATCCTTTCCGCTGTTATACGCTCGTCAACGGGGGTAAACACCGCTTCGCAGTCGGACATAACTATTGACCGTATCGGCAGGGATTACTATTTGAGTATTCCTAATAAGCTAACTCAGGCTCGGCCAACGCAATATGTCGTCAATCGTAGCATTACACCAACGGTGCAGGTTTGGCCTACTCCTGATCAAACGTACTATTTGGTAGTTGAAAAACTTGTGCGCATTGACGATGCTAGTTCAGGTGTTAATACCCTGCAGATACCTTTTAGGTTTTATCCTTGTTTGGCGGCAGGGTTAGCGTATTACATCGCTATGAAAAAAGCCCCTGACAGAGTAACTTTGCTTAAAGCTGTTTATGACCAAGAATTTGAGCGTGCTGCATCTGAAGATCGCGATAGGGCTTCGTTACAGCTTGTTTCAAGTCGTAACTTTTACAACGTGGTGTAACCAATGGCAAAGTTCGCCGTAGGGAAAAAATCACTAGCAATTTGCGACCGCTGTGGTTTTCAATACGATTACCTACAGTTGAAAAAGGAATGGACAGGGTTCAAAACCTGTATTGAATGTTGGGAAGCCAAGCACCCTCAGTTGGACCCTATCTACCCACCGACTGAGCCACAAGCACTTTATGAACCTCGTCCTGATGTAAAAGAAATTATGGCTGTGCCTGTTGGTCCGTTTATTTTCCCGTTTGTAGAAAATGATTTACTACAGATGATTACGCAGGTAGGTGTTGTTGAAATTCAGGCTACTGAAAATGTATCTGTATCCGCTGAAGGGTCACAGGCACTTGGTGAGTTAACAGACGTTACGGTGGAGATACTCTGATGGGTTGGACATACGCTACGTTGGTGCAAGCCATCAAAGACTATACCGAGTATGACGAAACAACGTTTTCGGCAAATATCGACAACTTTATCCAGAGTGCCGAAGAACGCATCTTCTACGCTGTCGATCTCGAAGACTTCAGGAAAAACGCCACTGGCACAATGACTGCCTCAAATAAGTATCTGACAGCCCCAACGGATTTTTTAGCCCCGTTTAGCTTGATTATTACGTCTTCTGGGTCAAAGGTTATTTTGTTAAACAAAGATGTAGAGTACCTACAGGAATATAACCCAACCGAGGCCACTGGTATTCCAAAGTACTATGCTTTGTTTGATAAAGACAACTTCCTGATTGCTCCTGTGCCAAATGCGGCGTTTGTTACTGAAATTCACTATTACTACAAGCCCGCCAGTATCACGGCTTCTGGAACAACTTGGCTTGGCGACAATGCTATTGAAGCAATGTTGTATGGCTCTTTAGTAGAAGCATACACCTTTATGAAAGGTGAGCCTGACTTGTTGAATTTATACAACCAACGGTTTATTGAGTCGTTGACTAGGTTGAAAAATTATGGGGAAGGCCGTGAAAATGTGGATGCTTATCGTGATGGTCTTATCAGAGTGAAGGCTAATTGATGTTTACGCCAGCAATGCAAACCGGAACATTTACAGTTGAGGTAGCTACGTCGGACAACGGGGGTCATCCTCCTGAGTTTTGGGCGGAACAGGCATCAAAGAGGATTGTCGATGTATCGGCTACTGCTCCGGATGTAATCCGAGGTCAAGCAATAGCATTTCAAAATCAGGTGGAACAGGTTATACTGCACTACATGAAACGTGCTATACAATGCGACAGATCCACGGTCAGTCATCTGGTGACAGAAGCTGGTCAACCACAATTAGCTGAACTTATAAGGAGGCCGTGATGGCATTTACTGGAAACTTCATGTGTACATCGTTCAAGCTGCAACTGATGAGCGGCGTACACGCAATCTCTGCGTCCGCCTC